GTGCCTTACTGGCGTGTCAGCAACCCGGCCAACCCCGGCGCTGTCGAAGAAGTGGCCGACGATGAGTATAAGATGCTGGTCAAGGCCGCAGCCGAGCAAGGCGTGCAACTCACGGCCGTGAAGCAAATGAAGCGCGTTTACAAGCAGGCGTTTCTTGGCTCGAAAATCCTTGGCGAAGTCATGGAAAGCCCGGCCGGCGACCGCTTCTCGTGGTCTTGCATCACGGGCGAACTCGATCGCAACAAAGGAACGTGGTTCGGTCTGGTGCGGGTGATGAAAGACCCGCAGCGTATGGCCAATCGCTTTATGTCGAGCATCATGCACATCCTCGCCACGACGGCAAAGGGTGGCATCCTTGCCGAGTCGGGCGCATTCAAAGACGAAAGGGCGGCACAGGATACCTACGCCAAGCCGGACGCGATCACCTGGACGGCCAAGGACGCCATTAAAAACGGCCGCATTATGCAGAAGCCCGGCGGCGGCATGACGGCCGGTTATACGCAGTTGCTTGAGTTTTCCATTTCCTCGATCCGCGATGCGTCGGGCGTCAACCTTGAACTGCTCGGAATGCGGGACGCCAACCAGCCGGGCGTATTGGAAGCGCAGCGCAAACAAGCCGGGCTGACCATTCTCGCGACGTTGTTTGACTCGCTGCGGCGTTTCCGTAAGCAGGTTGGCCGCGTCCGCTTGCACTATATCCAGAACTATCTCAGCGACGGGCGTTTGATCCGCATCGCCAAAGAGGACGGCACGACGGAGGCAATCCCCCTGATGCGTGACGCGGCAGCGGGTCAGTATGAAGTCATCGTTGAGGATGCGCCAACGTCTCCCAACTCAAAAGAGCAGACCTGGACCACAATTCAGCAAATTTTGCCGGCGTTTAAGGAACTACTTACCCCTGAAGCGGTGATTACGGTGCTGGAATACTCGCCGCTGCCGTCCAAACTGGTCGGCGCGTTCAAAGAGATGGCCAGCAAGCCGAACCCCGAAGCGGAAATGGCCAAGCAGATCGCGCAAGCGGTTGAGCAGGTCAAGATAGACCGGGATAAGGCAGCGGCTGAGAAGGATCGGGCCGCAGCGGAAAGCACCCGCGTCTCGTCGATCATTGATCTGGCTACGGCCGGCGTGCAAGCGGCTCAAATGGGGCTACTCGGCGCGCATGAAAACATCATGTCACCAGAGCCGTGGGCCATGCCGACGATCAATGACCCTTATCTCATCGAACCGCAGCAGAGTAACGGTGCCATGCCACCGATGGCTCCGATGATGCCACAGGTGCCGCGCGGTCCACAGCGGCCGTTACCCATGGCTGAAGATGCGGAACTGATGCCGCCACCTATGCCGGGGATGCCGCAATGAGAGAGGAATTCATCACAGGGGCGGTGATCCTTGTTTTTGGGGTGATCTTGTTTGGCGTGATTATCGCAGTCCAACTTCTGTTCTGAGGGGAACACATGAGCACGGAATCGACTGAAAGCAGCTTTTCGGAAGCCTTGTCGCCGGCTGAAGCCGCCTACTTCTCATCGAGGGGGGAAAAGACGGAGGGCTTGGCTCCGTCAGAGCCCGCCGCAGCCCCTAGCGAGCCCGTACAGGCCGAAACCCAGGCGAGTGAGGGTGATGCTGCCCCACAAGCAGAGCCCGGCGCTGTAGACGATGAGGAAGGCATTTACATTGACGAGGACGGCAAGGCTCGTTCGGTTCTGACAGGCAAGTTTGTGCCCCACGCCGCGCTCCACAAAGAGCGGGAGCGACGGAAGAGCGTCGAGGCTGAATACCTCACCGTGCGGGAGAAGATGGCCCGTGCCGAGGAGCGCTTGGCCGTCTTGAATGAGGTGTTGCAACAGCCGCAAGCGCCGCAGCTCGGTCAGCAGCAGCCGGGACAGGTCGAGGAAATCCCCGACCCTGAGAAGGATATTTTCGCCTACGTCAAATATCAGGCAAAGCTGATCGAGGACCTGAAGGCCGCACAGAACCAAGTGCAGGAACGCACGCAGCAGCAGGAAGGCCTCGCACAACTCCAAAAAGCCTACGTGCAAGACGCGCAAACGTTCGCCAAGGATAAGCCGGACTTCAAAGACGCCTACTCGCATCTGGCCAACTCACGGGCTCGGGAACTGATGGCGCTGGGCTATAACGAACAGCAAATTCGCTCTCAGTTGACGCAGGAAGAGACGCACATCGTTGCACAGGCGTTTCAACAGCGGCGCTCGCCGGCTGCGGTGCTGTACGAACAAGCGTTAGCGCGCGGCTACACGCCAAAGCAGGCTGCCGCCGCCGCACAAGCCATCAACCCGGCACAGAAGCTCGAAACCGTGGCCAGAGGACAGGCAACGCAAAAGAGCCTTTCCGGTGCGGGTGGATCATCGGGCGAAGGCTTGACGGTCGAAGCTCTCGCCAACATGAGCGAGGAGGAATTTGCGGCTGTTTCAGCGAAGCTCGGAAAATCGAAGCTGCGCGCATTGATGGGTGGATAAAATGACGATGAAGATTGTCGGGACGATTAAGTATGACGATGGGGTCGAAACCTTCGAAACAACGCTGCCGACCCGGTTTTTGTGGGTGGTTTACAAGCATTGGCCTACGGGCATGGTGGAGCGCGTCGCCGCGTTTTATCAGGAGCAAAATGCCCGCGAGTTTGCGGCTAAACTAGTCGGAAAAGACAAAGCCACGATCGGCCTCGAAACAATATCTGTCCATGATGATCCGAAAGAGGCTTGACGGGAAAAACGAACAAACAGACAAGCCCTACAGCGAGACGATAGGCGGCCGACTGGTCATCGGCCACACACCTAGAGCCCGCAACCCCCACCCTTCCCACGCACTGCACGTCCAGGGTCCGACGAAGCCACGATAAGGCTTTTCGGTTTGCGCCCGTATCGCGCTCGTCGCATGGCCCCGACACCTCTCCACGGCCATTCCGGTGCTCCCGTTATCGAGCAAACACGCGGAACCATTCAATCCTTGGAGAGGATCAATCATGTCTTACACATCGTTCGGTGTAAACGACGCACTGGCCGTCAAGCTGTGGGCTAAGAACCTTACAGCCGCCATGCGGGAGTATCTGGAAATCGCCCCGCTGATGGGCGAAGATCCCAACTCCGTCATTCACGTCAAGTCGGAAACCAAAAAGGGCACCGGCGACAAGGTGACGTTCGGCCTTCGCGCTCGCCTCACGGGCGCTGGTAAGACCGAAGGCGAAACCGCCGAAGGCAATGGCGAGTCGCTCTCGATCTACTCTGACAGCGTAACGATCAACGAACTTCTGCACGTTGTCGGCACCCGTTCGGAAAACACCATCGACCAGCAGCGCGTGCCCTTTAACCTCCGCGATGAGTGCAAAGAGGCGCTCGCGATGTGGTGGGCTGATCGCCTGTCGGTGAGCTTCTTCAATCAGGTTTGCGGCAACACCGTCCAGACGGACACCAAATACACCGGGTTGAACGCCACGGTCGCTCCTTCGTCGGCTCGCATCATCCGCGCTGGCACGGCCGCTGCCGATAACAACCTCACGTCTGCCGACATCATGACGCTCGACCTGATCGACCAGGCGGTCGAAATGGCCAAGGTTGGCGACAATATGGTCGTTCCGTTGAACATCGGCGGTGCGAAGAAATACGTGTGCTACATGCACCCTTTTCAAGTCACGGCGCTTCGTACCAATAGCTCGTCGGGTCAGTGGCTCGACATCCAGAAAGCCGCTCTTTCGGCCGATAACTCGACGAAAAACCCGATCTATAGCGGTGCGCTTGGTGAATACAACGGCGTGATCTTGCGCTCGTCGCAGGACATTCCGCTGGGCTGCGTCACGACCACGGCAGCATCCAACACCCGCCGCGCGGTTCTGTTGGGCGCACAGGCCGCTGCAATGGCCTACGGCTCGGCTGATAAGGGCACGCCGAACAAATATCGCTGGAACGAAGAACTCCTCGACCACAAGCGCAAATTGGAAATCGCTGCGGCCGCGATACTTGGTCTTAAAAAGACGCGGTTTAACTCTGCCGACTTTGGCACGGTTGTGATCTCCACCTACGCCGCTGCTTCGTCATAACCCAACCCCAGCTAACTAGGAGACTTGAACATGGCTACTGATACAGCTGGCGGCGTTGGCCAGGAATACCCGCAGAACATGGTGCACTACATCTCGAAGACGATCGGCTTCGCAGATGACGACTTGGTTGTGACCGTTGGTTGGCTTCCCCCGAATGCGGTGGTGGTCGATTGCGGTGTCGCTGTCACCACGGCCTTCTCGGCCAACTCTGTGCTCGACATCGGCACGGCTGCCGACCCGGATGCGTATGCTTCCGCTATCGTGATGACCACGGCGGGCTGCATTCGTGACGTGTCGACCGTCCCGCTGCTGTCGCATGACGACACGGGAACGGTGGACACAAAGATCGTTGCCTCTCTGACTTCGAGCGGCGCGATCTCGGCCGGTGTTGGCCACGTGTTCGTCTATTACATCGTCCCGAACCGCTAACCCATAGCGGGCGGGGCCTAAAACCCCGCCCCTTTCAACTTTGGAGGTTGCTATGGCTTACGGGCCGGAACTCTCAGACGGTCGCTATCGCAATATGCGGTTGGCGGTCCAAGGTCTTGCAACGGAAGTCGGCACGGGCACCGCATCGTCGGCGGCCGTGACGATCAACGATCTTGCGGGCCTGATCACGACGGAAGCCCTCACCACTGCACAGAACGCAATCGCAACCGTTACTCTGACGAATGATAAGGTAGCGGTCGGTGATCTCGTGTTCTGGTCGATCGGTGACGGCACGAACACGCAGGGCACGCCGATGATGATGCAGGCGACGGTTTCGGCGAGCACGATTGTGTTCGAAATCGTCAACAAGCACGCATCGGCCGAAGCATTCAACGGCACGCTGCTTATTCGCTTCTTTATCGTCAAAGCACTCTAAACAGCGGGGGGTTTCGGCCCCCCGTCCCTTCGTAACGGGACACAAGGAACCAGCACCATGATCGTCACGACGCCTCAGTACACGCTCACGAAGGTCAGCGGCACGACGGCCTATGATGCCGGCGACTTGATTGCGAACAGCGCGACAGCGGGCAGCGTGACGCCGTTCGAGTGGAGCATGTCGGGTCTCGGCCGCTCCGGCATGATCCGGCGCGTGCGCATTTTCAAATCAACCACGACCACGACCGCCGCATCGTTTTTGCTGCACCTTTTCACGACAGCCCCGACCGTCGCCAACGGTGACAACGGGGCCTTTTCTTTGTCGGCGGGCATTGGTGCCGGTTATCTCGGGTCGGTCGCGCTCGATATGAGCAGCGGCGCAGAAGCCGGGTCGGCGTCGGGTTTGGCCGATGTCAGCGCAGCCATCGCTATTGGCGTGAACTTTCCCACGTCGGGCGCGTCGATTTACGGACTACTGGAGGCGGTCGGCGCTTACGCGCCGGGTTCATCGGAGACGTTCACCATCACCCTGGAGATTGAGGGTTGAGTGTGTGCGCCGGCCGGCTCCGCTGGGAACGGAACCGACCGACTTGTCAGAGTTTGCTTAACGGAAAGCAGCCCCGACCATGACGACCTTAACAGGTAAATCAATGTCCGGTCCCATGCCGAAAGACTTAACTGCAACGCTCGCCACCCATGACGCAGCCATCAACGTGCTTGGCGGCCGCATGACGGGCGTGGAAAGCTCTGTGCGCACGCTGCAAGGCGAAGTTCACACGGGTTTCTCGGCGCTGGGCTCGAAGCTGGATAAGCTCGACAGCCGGCCACAGTTCGATTTTCACCAGACGACCAAGACCGTCTTGAGCCTTGCGGTTCTGTTTTCGATGGTCTGCGCCGGCATCATCTACATCACCAACTCGCAAAACGCAGCCGAGCGGGCGCGGCAGGAGATCATTGCCAACGCCCTCGCGGAGAAGGTTGGAAAGACCGACAGCATCCTCGAAAAGATCGACAGCAAGCTCGAAGAGAAGGTCAACAAGACAGAGGGCCTTTTAGAGAAGATCGAGCAAAAACTGGACTGGGCTCCGACCGTGGAGAAGCGCAGCAAATGAGCACGCTCGCGATCATGAAAGCCCGCGTCGCAGACGAGTTAGCGCGTGACGACCTCACGTCGCAGATTGCCTATGCCATCACGGATGCCATCGCCGCCTATACCGACGAGCGGTTTCTGTTCAATGAAAGCCGGTCCAACACCTTCTCGACCGTGGCTAATCAGGAGTTTTACGCCTCCACGGACTCGGCCTTCATCGGCACCCTTAACAAAATCGATTACATCGCGATCTACGTTGGCGATCAGCCTTACCAAGTGCTGCCCATGCGGCCGGTGGAGATGGAACACTTTTCCACCAACGGCACCAGCACCGGTCAGCCGAGCTGGTATGCCTACTATGATAAGAAAATCCGGTTCTATCCCGTGCCCGATGCCGTCTACACAATGCGCGTCGCGGCTGCGGTGGACGTGGCGGCACCGGCTACAGACGCAGAGGCCTCGAACCCTTGGATGACAACGGCGGAGCGCCTGATCCGCTCGCGCGCCAAGCTGGAACTGGCGTTGCACGTCCTGAAAGACCTCGAACTCGCCGCCACCATGCAGCAGGCGGTGGAGGAAGCCTTTGAGCAACTGAAGTCGCGCACCAACCAAATCACGCAGATCGGTGACGGTCGCGTTATGGCGATGGAGTTCTAATGGCCGCGCTCCTCACCATCGGTGAATACCGGCCCGACGTTTCGGACCACAACGCCGCCTACACGGCGTCGGTGTCGAACGTCTTGCCGCGTGGCGATGGGTATGGACCGTTCTTTGACGCTAACGTGTTTTCCGATGCGCTGGGCGCACGCTGTCGGGGTTTGTTCTTCGGCACCAAGTCGGACGGCACGATCAAGATATTCGCAGGGACCGCTGACCGGCTCTACACGCTCGACAATACAACGCTGACCTGGACCGATGCGAGCGCGGGCGGCAGTGCCTACAGCACCGTCCCGACAGAGGGGCTTTGTAGCTTCGCGCAATTCAACGACAAGATCATAGCGACGCAGCCCAATGACGACGTGCAAGTGTTTGACATCGACACGGACACGGAATTTGCGAACCTCGCAGGATCGCCGCCGCGTGCGTCTTATGTCTCCGTTGTAAACCGCTTTCTGGTTCTGTCGGGTCTCGCTTCCAATGCCAACCGGGTGCAGTGGTCGGGTTTGAACGCCATTACGACCTGGACAAGCGGCACAACCTACAGCGACTTTCAAGATTTGCCAGACGGCGGCAACGTGCTCGGCGTGGTTGGTGGCGAGTTTGGCGTCATCCTGCAAGAGAGCAGCATCCGCCGCATGATCTTTTCGCCCGGCTCCGACATCGTGTTCCAGATCGACAGGCTGTCAAAAGAGCTTGGCGCAGCGCACCCCTATCAAATTGTAGACGCCTCAGGCCGCGTCTTTTTCTTCGCGAACAAGGGTTTTTATACCATCGACGCCTCAGGCTCGATGACGCCCATAGGTCGCGAGCGGGTCGATCGCACATTCCTCGATGATTACGACGCAACGGACCACTCCATGCTTCAGGCCGCAGCAGACCCGCGCTCTAATCGTGTGTTCTTTGCCTACAAGTCGCAAGCCAACGCCCTAACGACGATGGATAAGGCGCTCGTTTACGATTACATCCTCGATCGCTGGTCGCCTGTCGATCTTGAGGCGGAAATCATCACGTCACTGGCTAAGCCCGGCATCACGCTAGAAGGTCTGGCCTTGATCGGCTCACGTGCGGTGAGTAACGCCTTGACCGGCGGCGGGGGTGGCGTTCCTGGCGTGCCGCTAGGTCTGACCCTCCTCATTGCAACCGTATCATCTGCTCCTGGCGGAGGCATTCGTCTCACGGTCTCGTCAACATCGGGCTGGTCAACGGGGGACATCAAAACCGTTGCCGGCGTCACCGGCACGACGGAAGCGAATGGCACGTGGACGATCACGGTGGTTGACGGCACCACGATTGATTTGGACGGTTCCACATTTACCAATGCCTACGTCTCGGGCGGGTATATCGAGGGCTCGATCGACGATCTCGGCATCTCGCTGGACGACTTCGAAGCCGCAACCCGTCCTGACATTGCCATCGCGAACTCAGACCACAAGATCGCGTTTTTTACAGGTGATGCGGTCGAAGCCACGGTCGAAACCGCCGAGCAGTCGGCCATCGATAAGCGTCTCTTTGTGCGCGGCGGCTTCCCGGTGACGGATGCCGGCACGCTCTATGCCTCTGTCGGGCGTCGCGAAAACATGTATGCGACGCCTTCTTATACCAGCGAGACACTCATCAACACGCAGGGCTTTTGTCCACAGCGGGCCTCGACCCGCCATGCGCGTTTCAAGATGCGCGTCCCCGCTGGTACCGATTGGAGTTTCATCACTGGCGTTCAACCGGATGTGGTCGCGGAGGGCCGCCGATGAGCCGCTACTTTATCAAACCACGCATGGCCGCATGGACGGCACCGTGTGAGACGGAAGTCGAGGAAGCCAAGCCGGTAAGCGTCACCGTGTGGGATGACGAGGCACGCGATACGGGCCTGCTGGATGCGGATGGGAACGCGATCATGGCGTCCGATCGTGGGCCGCTGGGATTTCTCGGAGGTGACGCATGAGTGGCGTCATCCTCCACATCGCCGAGAAAGACCCCACGCGGCAGAACCAAGCCATCCGCGAT